TTTGGGTCATGGCTTAGGACGGCTGGGTTTGCAGCGAACGGCCGGAGCCGGTAACCAATAACTGGCCGGAGCCGGTGCGGAGGAGGCGGGAGACTAGGGGAATGGCTATGGTGGCGGTGCGGGCTAACCTCACCATGCTCCAGCTCAGCGCCCTAGGCTCGCTACCGGGGAGTGGCTCGGGCGCCCTTGTTGCCTTAAATGCCATGCCATCAACTACAAGCGAATGGTTGTAATCAAGATGGCCAAATTCTGCGGTTCTGATCTTCAGCAGCCATGGGACAATTTCCACTTCATCATCAAAGACCAGCTCTTTGTTTTCCTCCAAAAAACCACGGCCAGAAACGGCGCCAGCAATTACGCTGACGCCGCCCATGAAATCCAGGGCCGCCCGATCTGCATGAGCCGATAGGCGGGCCCAGCTCATCAGAAGGCGCCGTTAAGGCGGACGTGGGCCAACGTAGCGCCAGAAGCGTAAGCAGCAGACTGGGATCCAATTGGCACAAACACACCGATAAGTGTGTTGCCGCTGGCGGATGCCGTCACGTTCTTGTTGGTGTCATTCCAGTACGCCTTAACGTAAAGGCCGGCAGTGGCGCCAGTGGCCTTAGGGAGTTCATGGACTCCTTTCAGCATGAAGCTGCCAACCTCCCCACTGGCTAAAGCGGTTACGGCAACACCAAACAAAGCGCCAACCAACGCGCCGCCGCCAGATGCGACAGCGTAAGGAGCGGCAATAGGTAGGATTTCTCCTTCTTGAATAGGTCCGTGCATTGTTTTTAGTGGAATTGGGGAAAGTTAAAAACTGAAGCTAAAGCGCAATGGTTAAAATCATACGCCAGAGCTGCGATAAATAAAACGGAAATCCTCAATGGCGCAACCAAAATCAGAACGGGCTAGCAGCTTCAAACCATCAGGATCCCTTTCGGGCTCTGATGTAATGGTAGGACCAGGCTCATCTGCCAGGTAACCCCACACCATGCCAGGCGTTTTAGTTGGGCCAGCGGCTGTGTACCATTGCACCGAAGGAGTTCCAGTGCCGTCAAGCCTAGGTTCGACAATCAGGCTTAGTCCTTTAGCGTAAGGATTTGGTCCTGCGTTTCCTGTTAGCGCCGCAGGAGCATAACCATCGGGATACAAAAACTGAAGAGCAGTTTCTTCAAGCTCGGTCCCAACGATCAAAAAATCAGCGGCCAAGTTCATCGCAACACCACTAATATCAGTCTGTCTGCGCGTAGATTTTTTAGCTGCGCTTATGCCGGCAATATTAATAGGGCCGGTGCCAATGTTCTTGTGAGCAGCGTCAAACAAAGCCAAGTTGTCTACTGATGTGACAACATTGCCAGTGATCATTGCCCATATAAGATTGGATTCCAAGCGACGGAACCCACGGCCTAAAAATTCAGGAGTTCGCTCCAAGGCAGACAGATCATCATTGATAATTGCTTGCCGAGAAATTACAATTTTTTTGGTATATGTGAACAGCCTCCAAGTAGCTTCCGCTTCCTTCAGAGTGCCTGTTTTGTATTCGCCGCCTTCAGGCGTAAGCTCTGGCGTAAGATTGGCGGCAATAGTTAAATCGCTTGCTCTTTTAAAATCTGGTAAATTTCGTTGGCGTGCAAGCCCCTTCCAAGTATGAGGCTCTTCTTCGTAGAATTGAGTTAAAGATTTCCCTGCTAGATTAGAAAACAGCAATGGAAAATCGCTAGTGCTGTGCATGGCCATGGCCACTAGCTCATTTTTAGACCTGCCCAAAGTGCTTATGCCCCGCGAGTTGGCATAAGCCCTTACGCATTCCATCAAGGAATAACCTCGATACTCTTGGCCAACGTCAGAGATCTGGGCCAGAGGATTGATTCGGGCATACAGCATGTCCCCAATGCCGGCCATCACAGTATCCCCCGCGTCGCGGGTGACCTGGATGCGGGCAGGGTGGCCCGCCTTGCTGGCGACGGTTTCAAGCGGGCCGGCGTGGGCCTTCACAATTTCGAGGGCAACATCAGCAAACGGCTTGCCGCTGTCAACCATGGCTTGCACCGCGATAGGAGCGATATTGGCCTCGGCTGCGCAACGGCGGATTTCAATTTCGCGCTGTGCATTGGCAAGGGCCACGGAATCCGCAGCAGCGGTTGAGGCAACGGGGCTTACGGCGGCCTGCACTACTGCAGCGGCAGCAGGGGCAGCTTCGGTAGAAGCGACCACGGGAGGCGCTTCGGTGACGGCGGCCGGTGCGCTCCCGGCCTGATCTTGCGTGGGCATGTGTTCAGCTCGGGAGTGTTCAGGGTGATCTCCTGATTCTATTCTAACCATTGACGCCAGGGCCTTAGACACCCACCCTGGAGGGTTAGGGAATCGCCCCGCAGGCAGAGCCGGGACGCTGGCACGCACGTCTACCGGGTCGATCACTGCATCAATCAGGCCAGCCGCCAGGGCCGCTTCGGCGGTGAACCAGGTGCCACCCCCCTGCGCCGCGCTCATCCATTCCACAATCTGTTCGACCGATTGGCCTGATGCCTTGGCATAGGTGGTGGAATAAACCTGGGAGTGAACGCGCAGCATGGCCGCCGCGGCATCCATTGAATCGGCGTCTCCAACCGATCCGCCCCAGCAGTTATGGATCATCAGCAGGGCGTTGCTTGGCATTAAGCGGCGATCACCCTTGGCCTTGCTGATGGCCATTGGGACAATCGAGCCGGCAGATGCCACCAAGCCATCCACCACATAATCCTTTCTGCCCTTGTAAGCCGCCAACACGTTATGGATTGCGATCCCCTCGGCAGCTGCGCCGCCAGGTGAAAACAGGTGAATCTCAACATCACGCCCCCCTGCAGCGTCCAGCGCTCGGGCCACGTCGTCAACCAACACGTCAACTCCGACTTCGCCATAGAGCCGCAACACTGGGGCAGTGGCGGCGGCTTTAACGGTTACTCCTGGGGCCATTGATGCTCAGATGCTGAGGGTAGTTTAAGCGGTCAGCGCCATCAATCCGGCGGGTCGCTGCCGTCCTCGTCTGCGCCAGGGTCAGGCGCTGAGTTAGTGAATGCAGATCCTGCCGGACGAGCCTGGGTTACGCCAGCATTGGAAACCAGCGCGGCATCTGTACTCAGGATCAGACTGGCGTCCCTGGCTCTTTGCATATCTCTGCTCAGCTCTTCAATTACTTCCTCTGGTACATAGCCAAATGATAGCTGTACTTCTGACAAGCTCATAAACCCAGCCCTTACCGCCAAAATCAGCGCTGGAATTTCCTTCGTTGGGTCGATCATCTCCCGACGCGGCGGAGTATGAGCCCAGCTCATTGGCCCTTTCAGTAGGCCAACCATCCGGGCCAATTCGTCATGCCACTCACACACCGGCGCCAGCATTCCGGGGATGGAAACTTTCCCTCGCAAGTAAGCAATCCGCCTACTAAACTCAAGCCATCCGCCCCTAAAGCTCGAATAATTAACGTTTGATAAATCACCCGTCATTGATTCATAAGTAATCCCGTAGCCTGCTGCTGCAGCGTGAGCGTACTCACGATGGGTGCTAACAAAATCACCGGAACTTGGCGGGGTGAATGCCTGAAAGTTTCTGCCTGGGGGCATGTGCTCAACTGCGCCAGGCTCGATCGTGTCAAACTCCAGCCCATCTTTTTCGGGATCCGTGGCCGCCTGCGTATCTGAGTCGTAAGTAACGCCAAAAAAGCAAGCTGAAATTTTATCTTTCATCTGCTGGGCCGCCCTAATGTCGCCCATATCCCGCAGGGTCAAAATCGCTGCCGTGCCAAACGGGAGCCCCATTCTCTGGCCCGCCCGCGTGCAGTCAAAATGTAAACTAATTTCTTCTTTCGGTACAAAAGTGCTTTGCACCCTGACGCCGATACCTAGCGACGTTTCGCCAGGGTGGCTGTCTCTAATCCAGTAACCCATCAAACGGCCTGCGCTATCAAACTGCTGGCCAAATAATATGTCTTGAGAATTGTCTTTATTAAAATCTAACCAGTCAGGCTCAAGCATCTGCACCTGCAAAGGCACTATTCCATGGCGCTCAAATAGTTCAGGATATATCCGCTTCCGCACCAGTACGGCGCCGCGAACCGCTGTAGTTCTGGCCCCAACGGATTGATTGCCGTACCAATCATGAGTGCCGTAAAAATCGCTATGTCGTGATTCTGCCCAGGTTTTCCAGCTTGATTTATATTTGCTAGTTGCGCCTGTAGGGGTACTCATAATACCATCGCCAATCCAATTATTTATAATCACGCCAATCGCTCTGGAGGCGAAGGCATCGTTATCGGCAAGATCCTGGTGCCGCTTGACTAGCCAGTAGTACGCCTGTCGTAGATCGCTGTTTGGTCCGCTGTTGTTTGTCCGCCAGCCAGAGGTTCGCCGGGTGTCCTCTGCGGCTTCAAACCGGGCCATGGTGCGGCGGGCAAATTCCCGGTCATCCCGGAGCCGCTTGCCTTTTGCCTTGCTCTTACCCTTACCCATCAGGTTGGCCGAGACATGCTGAAGTAGGTGCGTCGGGTTCGACGCATGGCGGTCGGCTCCGCCTCTGCGGCCATGGATTGTTCGATCCGGCGCATTTCGTCCAGGCTGCGATAGATGATCTCCCGGCCGTCGCTGAATCGAGCTTTTAGGACGCCCTGATTGATCTTGCTGCGTAGCTCAGCAAGGTCCGCAGCAACATCCTCAGAGGTATAGGCCATGGCCCCATCTTACCTCTTTAGCCAGCCTTTGCGCTTGGCCGGTCCGCCTGTGCTGGAGCCCTTCAGCCAGCCCGACCGCTGGGGTTCTCGGGCTGGGGAAGACGGCGCTGCACCTCCCCCTCCCGTCCCCGGCGCCTGGGTGCCCAGGGTGCGGGCGAGTTGGGCCCACATGGTGCCTGGGGTGTAGCGACGGGTTACCAGCTGCAGCACCGCATATGCGTAGCGGGTGCAGTCCCCCCCCTCATCTCGCGCCCCGGTTGGCGCTTCCCAGTGATAGCTGATCTGGCCCCTGCTCCGCCGCGGCATCCGCCTCCAGG